GCCAGATGTACAGAAAATTTTTTTAGAAAACTCTCAAATAATAGTCCAAATGAGGCAATATCAATCCCTGGTGATCAAAAAGTATTAGAAATGCAAAGAATGTTAGACAGGATTTATATGAATACCCCTTTAATTGAGCATTATAAGATTAAATATGTTAATGGTGATTGTACAAAATGGTCTGCAGCTGAAACAATGGGTTCTTTCTTGTCCTTGATCTATGGTATGAAAGAAATGCTACCACCTAATATGTATGAATTATTAATTGCCACCTTCAATTCTTGGAGTAAAAAACACATTCAAGTCCCAATGGATGTTTTCAATAAAGTTATACCTCCTAGTTTATCTAAATATCAGAATTTAATTAATAAGCTAAAATATTTGGAGACTACTGATGTGAAAAATAAAGGTAGGTTTTTAAGCACCCAAAATTTTTTACAAGGTATGTTTAATTATGCATCTTCTTATAAAGCAGTTTGTTGCACAAATTACACCTTATATTTTTGGAGAAAGATTTATCCACAATCAAAACTTGCCATAGAACATATGGAACATTCTGATGATTATGTTTTGATTGTATTATACGAAGAAGAAGAAGAGTTTGAAAGATTTAGAATATTACACAAAATTATGATGCGTTTGCATGGTTACAATGATAGTGATAGAAAAACAAACTGTCAAGGTTTTTTTATGGAGTTTGTTTCGCAATTATCTTTTAATGGAGTTATGTTGTATCCGCAAATCAAGAAATCAAAGGAAGTCAATACAAATTTACCATGCACCGGTTACAAACATGATATGGATGCAGCATTATCTAGAGTTGGTGAATGCATGAGAGTTGGTTGTAATCAAACATTCTTGTATTTTTTCCAAAAACTACATACTAAATGTGTTGCAGAGGCTTATTCAATTTTACCAGGGATGACAAATAATATGTATACTTATGAAGAATTATTAGGTTTACCCATAGAATGGTTCGGTATACCAGATTGTCTACCATTATTTTCATTATTTTGTAGAGGTAACGTTAATAACTATAGGTTATATCATTATGGTGATTTGGAAACGAGGTTGAAG